CTCGCTGAGGACGAGTCTCTTATTAAGAATCCTATCCAAAAGCTCGGCGCGGTCGAGACATACGTTAGACGTTATTTATATATGCTTATGTTGGATATCGTCGAGGCGGATACAGTAGACGCGATTAGCGACAAGCCGGAGACTAAAACAGAGACTAAGAAGTCTAACAAGCCGGCTACTCCGGAAAAACGCGAGGAGGTCAAGAAAGAGCTTATTGACGAGGGCGGAGAGGCTACAGACGTCCAGGTTAAGAGTATTAAGAACGGTCTCAAAAAATTGAGAGACAAGGGCGATAGTTACGAGCCTTATATTAAGGATATCGTAGGTAAGATTAAAGCCGGACTTAAGAAGTCCGAGGCGGAGGAGATTCTTATCGAGATAGGTAAGAAAATCGAGGAGTAGAGTTATGGTAGGTAAGACAGTATATACCGTTAACGCTAATACGGATTTAGTAGATACCTGGAGTTGTATCGGAGTTATAAATAATAAAAACGGTACTCTTTCTCTTATCCTGGAGAGAGGTACACAACATACGGTACTACCGGAAAAGTGCGTTTTTCTTGACAAGAAAACGGCGTTAATCGTAGCGGAAAAATACAAAACAAAGTAACTATATTTTTTTAACCTAGTATCCGAAATATCGGATACGGGTTAACGCAATATCAAAAGGAGGCTATATGGAATTTTTAAAAGATAATAGGGTTAAGGTTGATCCTCCTAAAAAGCCTAAAAAATTAACGGCAACTCGATTCGCTACTATTCTAGGTCTCAACGCTTGGAGTACACCTTTTAGCGCTTGGTGTGAGATTACTCGTACTTACGAGGCTCCATTCGAGGACAGTATCTACACAATAGCCGGTAAGGTTATCGAGCCTAAAGTTATTAACTATCTTAATAACGTTATGTTTATGGATATTAAGAGTCCTACCGACGTATACGGTCCCGACTATTTTAAAAAGACTTGGGGGGACTTTTTCCCGGATCAAAAAGAATTAGGCGGAATGTGGGACGCGTTAGGCGACGATTTCGTAGTCGAGATTAAGACCACAAAGCGCGCGGAGGATTGGGCGATAGACGTACCGATTTACTACAAGCTCCAGGCGTGTCTATACGCTTACTTACTCGGATTCGATAATGTAATAGTTACGGCTAGTTTTTTAGTAGATAAGGATTACGCTAATCCGGAGGCGTTCGAGCCTAGTTATAAGAATACTAAGATATACGAGTTTAAGCTCTCCGAGGCGTTTCCTACTTTCGAGGAGACATACGTTAAGCCGGCTCTTAAGTTTTGGCGAGACCACGTCGAGACCGGTATCTCTCCGGAGTTTGACGAAAAGAGAGACGCGGAGATCCTTAAGGTACTCCGTAAGAATACGGTCGAGGTTGAGGATAAGGATATCGACAAGCTAATCAAAGAGGCGGACAGGCTCCAGGCGAGCATAGACTTAGCCGAGGCAAAGCTCGAAGATAAAAAGGCGCGTCTTAAGGAGCTAGACGGAGAGATTAAAAAGTATATGTCCGGACAGTTTAGAGACGGAGATAAAAAGGTCGAGATCTCCGGATCTAAGTATACGTGGACTCTTACTAAGTCTGAGCGTAAGAGCTTAGACGCTCAAAAGGTTAAGGACGTACTATTTAGTAACAATATAGACGATAGCCTAGTCTATAAGACTAGCGAGGTTATGACGCTTAAAAAGTCGATTATCGAGGAGGTGTAATTATGAATATTAGTCGAGTGTTTGAACGACCTTGTAAATTGATAACCAATGACGGACACGAATTATTTTTACAAGTCGAAGAATTAAATTTGGATCCTTGTCGGTTGCCGACAATAACCGGTCATTTTTTGAAATCGCTTTTCGAGTTAACGTATGTGAAAAAAGACTCTCCTATTAAAAAGGTTATCTTTAACGATCCGGCTACTATCGTAATATGGAGCGATAATACTAAGACGGTCGTTAAGTGTCAACCTGGAGATACATACTCTAAGGAGTTAGGTCTCGCTATGTGTATTAGTAAAAAGTATCTCGGTAACAAGGGTAATTTTAACGAGATTTTTAAAAAGTATATTAAGGAGGATTAAATCTATGAAAAGAGCATTGTTAAGAGGGGTAGCTCGTAATCGTATGAAAAAAGCCGGTATAGTCCAGGCTTGCAAGGATAAGGGTACCGGTAGTTATTTCTCTAAGCATTGGAGAGAATTTGTAAGTTAGGAGGTATCGCGTGAAAATTGATATAGATAATTATTCAATCAATACGGACTCTATACCTAACGTATATATTACGGAGCGTAAGATTAACGAAAAGACCGGTAAGGAGTACGAGGCTCGAGTTAGTGGTTATCATCACTCGCTAAGAGACGCGCTCAAGTCAATGTTAGAGCGTAAGGTTTACGGTAGCGATGTTACTAATGTTACCGAGGCTATTAACAAGATAGACAACGCCTTAAATGACGCGTTGAAAATATTAAGTAAAGAAAAGGAGATATAAGATTATGGCAAAGATCAAATTAACAGAGGGCGGATTTTCACTAATTCCGGAGGGTACTACTACCTTTAAAATAGTAGGCGTTGAATATAAAGAGGATTTCGGTAAAATGACGGTCGATATGCAGACTAAGAGCGGAGCTAAGCATACCGAGAGATTCGCTCTTTTAAAGAAAGACGGAGAGGTTAACGAGGGCGCTCTCAAGGCGTTTAGTTATTTCGCTAAGACGGCTCTCAATAACTACAATCTCGACGAGATAGACGATCAAGCTATAGTAGGTTGTTATATTACCGCTACAGTTAAGCACGAGGAATATGATTACGTTAACGACAAGGGCGAGCATAAGACCGGTAAGAGTGCTAGACTTAGCGACTACGCGGTAGCCGTTGGATTTGGCTCGGAAAAAGTGAACGACGACGGATTTAAGTCTATTAAGGACGAGATCGAGGACGACGACCTCGACGACTTTTTAAATGACTAAGCCGGAGACCAAACTCCAGGAAAAAGCGATTAAATATCTTAAGGCTAATAAGATATATCATATTAACCAATTCGGCAACGGTTGGAGCGCTAAGGGCGCTCCCGACCTTGTCGTATGTATTAACGGTCGTTTCGTAGCGTTCGAGCTTAAAGTAGGGGAGAACGACCTACAAGACGACCAAAAGATACATAGATTAAGGATTAAAAGGTCCGGCGGATTACATTACTCGCCGTATACCCTGGAGGAATTTATAGAAATAGTGGAGGGTTTGAAAAATGAGTAAAACTAAGGACGAGCGTATAAAAGAGTATTTAGATTTTATGAGCTATTTAAAACCTATTTATCCTATCGACGTTAATACTCTCGACGATATGGGATTTTTTACGGCTCCGGCGTCTACTAAGTATCACGGATCCTATGAGGGCGGATTATTCGACCACTCTCTCGAGGTTGCTAAGAGCTTAGTAGATTTAACTAATAAATTAGGTTTAAAGTGGAATACTCCCGGATCGCCGTATATTGTCGGTATGTTTCACGACTTATGCAAGGTCGACAATTATATCTATGATATTGAGACCGGTAAGTATAAATATAATCCGGATATTATTATCCCAGGACACGGCGAAAAGTCCGTAATTATGCTACAAAAACACATAAATATAACCGACGAGGAGATAGCTTGTATCCGTTGGCATATGGGAGCATATGAGACAGATACTAAGTTATGGGAGTATTACGGTCGAGCTATCGAGATATATCCTAACGTCCTCTTTACTCATACGGCGGATATGATAGCTAGTAAGATTGTAGGGGTGTGACATATGGGCGATAGAAAGAACGATTTAAGATTTAACGGCTCCGGATATTACGACCCTACGCCTTACGAGGCTATTAAGCATATATCCGAGCGAGAGAAACTCTCCGGTAGAGTTGTAAGGACTTTACAGAATGTCGCGCATTTAGCCGGATTCGAGATAGTCGGTCGTATTCAGTTAAGAGACAAAGAGAGCGGAGAGATCTATAAGTAAGGAGGTTATATATGATATTAGGAGTTTATCCGGATTATAAAAAATGTAAAGAATTTAAGATCGACGGTAGTATCGGTAAATGTATGGTTTGTAATAACGATATTTGTCCTAAACGTAAGAAGTTAAATATAAACGACTCGGTAAATCGTCCGGCTCACTATACCGACGGTAAGATCGAGGTTATAGAGTTTATCGAGGATAAGCGCCTCGGATTTTGCTTAGGTAATGTCGTTAAGTATGTAGCAAGAGCCGGTAAAAAGGATCCTACGAAAGAGGTTGAGGATCTTAAAAAGGCTAAATGGTACCTAGAGAGACGTATTAAGGAGTTAGAGGAGGCGAGAGTATGATTAAGTTTGAACATACCGAGGTTATGAATTTCGAGGGAGCTATTAGAGGTATGAGGAATCCGCTTAACTCTTGGGATAAGTCGGATAGTTTTAAATGCAACGGAGAGGGTTGTTATTACGAGAGTTGTCCTTTTTGGTATCAACCGGCGGAGAGTCCAGGTTTTTGTGAAAACGAGGACGGTTTAGATTTTATAATCGGGGAAAACGACCTCGACCTTATGAGACGACTCGTTAAAGCCGGTCCGGATCATAGAAAATTTATGAGACAAATTCTCGTAAGCGTGGATATAACCGCTCCGCTTTATTGGTGGAAAGAGTTTGATACTTACAAGGTCGGTACCGTTGCTAACTCTTGCTCAACTATGCACAAGATACACGAGAAAAAGTTTACTCTCGAGGATTTCTCTTATGAGCATTTAAACGACGATAATATCGGATTATTAGACGAGGTTATTACTAGATTAAATAGTTGTAGAAAGTTATTTATTCGTACTAAAGATAAAACTCATTGGTGGCAAATGATCCAATTACTCCCGTCCTCTTATAATCAGAGACGGACGATTACTCTTAACTATGAGACTCTTTATAATATCTACGGCTCCAGGCGTAACCACAAGCTCGACGAGTGGAGAGTAGGCTTTATGAATTGGATTGACTCTCTACCATACGCGGAGGATTTACTTATAGATAGGAGGTAGTTATATGAGTAAAGTAAACGGTAGGCTCGTAACGTGTGATCGTTGCGGGGTCGAGGTCTTTAATAAGCATATCAAGGACGAACATACCGACGGGGGATATACTAGCTACAATGTTTTCGAGCAACTCCCGGAGGGTTGGAAAACTTATTTAGAATTAAGCGCGGATTTATGTCCTACTTGCTCCGACGCTTGGTTAAGGATAAAGGCTCAATTTATGGAGGAGGCGTAATAATGCAATACATAATTTTAGACGGAAAGACTCCGACTCATAGCTTTAAGGACGGAGTAGGCGCTAAGACCTGGGACGAGGTTAAGGATTTCGACGACGTAGCGGTTATAGTCCCTAAAGGTTATATCGTACTCGATTTCGACACGACCTCCGACGCTGAGATTATGCTTAGAATAGTCGAGGGTATGGACCTTAAATGTAGAGTAATGAAAACTACTCGCGGTATACATTGTTGGTTTAAGACCTCCGAGGAGGAGCCTAAAAACTTTATAAAGAATCGTCTCGCGGTCGGTATCTATTCAGACCGTAAAGCCGGGGGACGTAACGCCTACGTTAAGATTAAGCAAGACGGACACGCTAGAGAGTGGATCCGTAAGATTAAAGCCTCAGAGATACAAGAGGTCCCTAAGTGGTTATCTCCTATCTCTAATCCCTCTAATAAATTCTTATTTAAGGATATGGGCGAGGGATCCGGACGTAATCAAGAGCTTTTTAATTATATAGTTTATTTACAGACTAAAGGATTTAATAAGGACGAGATTAAAGAGACTATCCAGGTTATTAACGAGTACGTTTTCGCGGAGCCTCTCGACGAGTACGAGATATCTACTATATGTAGAGACGAGGCTTTTAAGCCGGACGACGTAATCGCCGAGCAAGTAGCACAAGCGGAAAAACGCGCCGGATTTAATCACGTAGAAATAGCCGAGGAGCTTATTAAGGAACATAACTTAATTAACTATCATAATCGTATATATGAGTATTTAGACGGTTATTATCAACCTTGTAACGACTTAGGTAAGTATATCCGTCAAAAGGTGTACGCGATTAAGAATAATCAGCGTAACGAGATAGTCTCTTATATATCAGATATGGAGAAGATACCGAGCGGTAGTATTAAAGTAGATCCGTACGTTATCAATTTCAAAAATACAAGATTTAATATCTTAACCGGCGAGTGTTTACCGTTTGATCCGGAGATTATAGATTTTATACAAATACCGGTAACTTACGACCCGTCCGCTTATTGCGCCGACCTGGATAAAATGTTAAACCGAGTATTTTTAGGAGATAGAGAGGTTATTAACTTATTCGAGGAAATGATAGGCGCCGGACTTATTAAACATAGTCGCTATCAAAAAGCCTTTATGTTATACGGCTCCGGGTCCAATGGTAAGAGTACCGTCCTAGACGTCGTTAGGAAGTTAGTCGGTAAAATGAATTACTCAGCGATACCGCTCGAAAAGGTAACGGAGAGATTTAGTCCGGCGGAGCTTGAAAACAAGTTATTTAATATCGGCGACGACGTGGATAACGTTACTCTTAAGGATACCGGTACTTTAAAAAAGCTATTCGCCGGTAATGCGATTAGCGTCGAGAGAAAAGGCGAGAATCCATACACGATAGAGCCTTACGCGACCCATATATATAGTTGTAACTCTATTCCTCGCTCGTTCGATAAGTCGGACGGATTCTATAGGCGTTGGTTGTTTATTCCGTTTAACGCTAAATTCTCGAGCGCGGACCCGGACTACGATCCACTTATCGAGGATAAGATATCGACGGATACGGCGCTCTCTTATTTATTGAATATTGCGATAAGAGGCGCTCAGAGACTTATTAAAAGAGGTCAGTTTACCGAGCCGGATAGTGTTAAGAAAGCTCTCGAGGAGTATAAGGCGGATAACTCTAATACGTTATCTTGGATAGAGGATAAAGGTCTCGACGAGGACTATTTCCTCGATAACTCGACGGATAAGCTATACTCCGATTTTACGGATTGGTGTAGGCTCTCCGGAATCAAGAGCGGTAATATTACCGGTAAAAAGACATTTTACAAAGAGGTTATATATAAATATGATTTCGAGGATAAGCCTAAGCAAAAGTCGGACGGTAAGAGGTACTTTATGTTGAAGATTTAGGAGGATTGATAATATGACAGTAGGCGAGTTAATAACAAAACTAAAAGGATTTGATTCCGATAAGACGGTTTATATTTTAGAACCGAGCGAGAATCCTATCGGCGGAGGAGCGGGTATAAATAACATTTTCGAGATAGGCGGGTCGAATGAAACAATGGATAATGCGATTTATATAATGGAGGATTAAATATGTGCGATTTATATTGTAAATGTAGCGTATGCGGAGCAGATAAAAACGAATGTCAAGAAATGGGCGACGGCTCTCCATTCTGTAGCGGTTTTGTTTGTACCGTAGACGATTGTAAACGTAATGAGTGTATCAGTTACGAGGAACTATACGACGTATATAATCCGTAAGAGAGGAGGGGTTATATGGATAGTGATAGTAAGATAGTCGATAGCTTTTCTATGAATGTTGACTATAATCCTCTCGGATATGAGCCGATTT